GCGCCGCCGCGCCCCAAGCGTCCAGTCCTTGTTCTCGGCGACTGCTGACGGTCACATCCGAATCCTGACGCCGCCCTGCGGCAGCATTTTCGTCGCCACGATCGCGCCGATCTTGTTGGCGAGCTTCTCGGCGTCGGCCTCGGAGCTGATCGTGGAGCCGCGCAGGTCGAAGTTCATGACGACCTGGCCGCCGCCCGAGCCTGACCTGCCCGCGGCGGCCACACCGGCCGCGCTGCCAGAGGCGAGCGAGCCGACCGTCGCCGACAGGGACGCGCCGCCCGTCCCGGTGACCGCGCCGGTCAGGGTCTTGGCTGCTGCCGCGACCTTGCCGTGCGTGGACAGGATCCCGTTAGCGAGACCGTGGCCGACCATCTGACCCGCCCAGTGCGCCCACTTCGACGGCGAGGAGATGCCGAGGACCTTGGCGATCGGGCCGGGGATGATGTCCTTGATCAGGTTCATGAGCTGACCGGCCAGCCAGTTGCCCATGGACACCAGCCCGTTCCACAGGCCGATGATGACGTTCTGGCCCAGCGTCCGCATGTCGCCCGGCAGACCCGACAGCACGCGCATGGTCTGACCCGGCAGGCCGGTGAACCAGCCGACCACAGCCGAGATTCCACGGGAGGTCGCCGACTCGATGTAGTTGATCCCGTCGGAGAACCACTTCTTGATCGTGCCCCAGTACTGCCAGATCGCGCCGAGGATCAGCCCGAACGGCCCCAGCATCAGGACGGGAAGCAGCAGCTTCCAGTTGTGCTCCACGAAGTGGATCACCGTCATGATCGCCCCACGGAACCAGTTGAAGATCCCGTTCACGATGTCCCGGAACACCGCGAAATGGGTGTAGGCGTAGATCACCCCGGCCGCGAGCGCGGCGATGGCCACGATGACCAGGCCGATCGGGTTGGCGTCCAGGGCGGCGTCGAGCACCCACTGGATCGCCGCCCACGCTGCTGTCGCCGCCCGCACCGCCCACTGCGCCACCGTCACCGCGGCGATCCTGATGGCCGAGGCGGCGGCCTGGATGCCCAGCACGGTGTAGCCGTAGGCGGCCTTGCCGAGTTGCACCACCATCGACCCGGCGGTCTGCGCCGCGTTCCAGGCGTTCGACCCGAACGTCTTCACCGCCGTGGCGGCGGTCTGGGCGCCGGTGCTGATGCCCTGCCACATGGTGGCGGCCTTGCCGCCCAGGTCCATATCGGAGATCGCCTGCTTGACCCTGCCGAACTGGCCGGCCACCCCCGACGCCGCGGTCTTCAGCCCGTCGAAGACCTTGCGGAGCTTGCCGCCAGCGGTGCCCATGATCCCGGTCGCGTCCGAGGCGGCCTTCTCCGCATTGGTGAGCCCCTGGATGAAGTGGGCGGTGCCGGTGATCGGCGCGGCGACGGTCTTGAACGCCTTGGCCAGGGAGGTCACCGCGAACGTGGTACCGGCCAGACCGATCACGCTCCCGAAGAGGACCTTGGACAGCTCCTGGTGCTTCTGGGTCCACACGGCGATCGGCTGCACGATCGCGTTGACCTTGGTGAGTAGCGCCGTCGCCGCCGGGAGCAGTGCAGTGCCGATGGCGATGCCGGTGTTCTGCACGCTGACCTTGGCCTGGTCGAGCTTCTGGTTCATCGTGCCCTGGACAGCCGACCAGCCATGCACCCCGTCGCTGGCCTTACCTGTTCCGGCGGCGACCTTGGCGACGTTTTGATTGAACATCTTCGCGTTGTCGCCGCTCAGCATGAGCGCCGTCTTCAACCCCGTCTGGCCGCCGGTGAGCTTGGCCAGCGCGGCGTTGTAGGTCTGCGCGGCCGGGTTGCCGGAGGCGAGCAGGTCGTTGAAAGAGTGGGCCTTCCCTTCCACGTCAGCGAACTGGGTGCCCATCTTGTGCATCCACGCAGGAAGATCCTGGACTCCCTTGGTGTACTCCTTGTAGCTGATCGCGCCCTTCTGAAACTGCTCGGCGAGCTGGGCCAGCGGCGCGGGCATACTCTTGATCATCTGCGTCGCGTTGGCCGTCGCCTGCTCCGAGTTGCGCATCGTGGAGATCAGGACGCTGCCCGCCGGACCCATGTGCGAAAGGATCGCGTCGGTAAGGATCTTCAACGTGCCCGTCAGGCCACGTTGCCCGAAGTTCTTCGCCAGGTCGTTGCTCTTGAGACCAAGTGCCTGCATCTCGGTGATCTGCGTATTGATCGGGTTTTGCAGGTGCGAGATCAGGTTGTTGAGGTCTTGGGTGGCGTTCTGCGCCGTCATGTTCTGGCTGGTCATGGTGGCGATCGCGCCGCCGAGCTCCGAGAACTTCAGCTTCGCCGACGCCGCAGCGGGCGCCACGTTCCCCAGCGAGGTCGCGAGGTCCTGCATCCGCATGTCGCCGGTGCCGACCGTGGCGATGAGGGCGTTCATCATCTGGTTGGCGTTCATACCGTTGCCGGAGAAGCTGTCCAGCGTCCCGGCCAGGGTCTTGCTGACGACGTCGAGATCGGCATTGCCGACTTTCGCGCCCTCAGCAGCGGCCCGCATCGCGTCCAGCGCCTTCTGCCCGGTGAGGCCCGCTGACGCGATGTGGTACATGTCGTCGACGACCTTCGACGCGGCCGTCCCGGTGTCGGTCGACACCTGGAGGATCTGCTGCCGCATCCCCGCGATCGCGTTCTTGTTCACCCCAGCCGAGGTGACGAGCTGCTCGGAGGAGGACTGGAAGTTGGCAGCCGACTTCAGCGCCTCGTAGCCGACGAACCCCATCCCGGCCGCGACCAGACCCGAAGCCTTGTGCACGCCGGACAGGGCGTTGCTCAGCGCCCCGGACGAGTTCTTGACCTTGGTCTGCGCAGCGGCGGCCTCGTCGTTCTTCGCTGCTGCGGCCTTGGCGGTGTCGGCCTGGATCTTCTGCGCCGTCCCGAGATCGGACGCGGCCTTGCCCGCCGCCCGCTCCGCCTTCGCCAGCCGGTCCGCCGCGGCAGCCAGCTCGTCATCGGCGGCAGCCGCCTGGCGGGCTTCCAGCAAGCCCTGCTCGGCGACCTTCTGCTCCTCCATCGCCCCGGCGAGCTTGCGTTCGGCCGCATCCACCCGGGCGGCGGCCAGGTCGACCGCATCCGCACCCGAGGCGGTCTGGAGAAGGCTGCGGTCGATGCCCTCGCCGGCGACCTTCGCGGTCTCGGCGGCCTTCGACGCGGTTTCGGAGAAGTGGTTGAGAGCCCCGTCGACCCGGTGGAACGCCTCGCTGGCGAAGTCGCGGGCCTCCAGCAGGGCCAGGACGGTGAAGGCTTCAGCCCCGAGTCCCAGAGACACCCCCCGCCCGCATCTGCGCGGCCTCGCGCTGGCAGATCAGCTCGATGTAGGTGCAGTACTCCTCGACCTCACGGTGGGGGCGGTGCGCCAAGTCCTCCCTGCGCAGGCCGAGGCGCTGCCACAGCTGGCTCTCCATGGAAAAGTCCGCCCACGACGGGGGCCCCGGCGCTCCCATCGAGATCGCCGCCGACGCCTGCTCCAGGAAATCGCTGCCGATCTGCCTGACTGCCCGGCCCGTTCAGCTCGTCCACCACCTGGTAAATCTGGTCGTACACCGGAGCCGGAAGCCGGTGGATGCTGTCACGCTTCTTCTGGGCGGGTGACAGCGGCCAGACCGTGCCGTCATCGTCGTCGAGGTTCCACGCGACGATCGACGCCTCCATCAAGACATCAGCAAAGCCAGTCGTGTCGAGCTTGGCCGAGCCGTGACCGGTGGTCGGGCTGATCGTCGGGTTGGCGACCAGCGTCTGTTCGGCGCGCTGCTTCTCCACGATCGAGATGCACTTCTTGACGTCGACCCAGTAGCCGTCGCCCAGGTCGATGCGTTGCGTGCCTTCGTAGGCAGACAGGAATCCCAAAGCACCCTCCGAGGGGTCTAGTAGGCGGCGGAGATGCCGTTGATGACGACGGCCTGAATGGTGTAGCCGCTGGTCAGCGACTTGGACGCCTCGAAGGTGACCTTGGACATGATCACGTCTTCGAGCCTGACGTCGTTGGCGTACTTCGACAACACGACCTGAGGCAGCGTGACGGCCACCGAGTAGCCGCCGCCGGTCGGATGGGTGAGCGTCAGCGACAGCGCCCCCACGGTCCCGTTGATCATGCGGGTGTAGTCTCCGTAGGTCGCGTCGTTCAGCGAGCTCCACACCACGTCGAAACTGCCGGACACCTTGAGCGTGACGGGGGTCAGGAACGAGGGCCCGTGCTGGCCGCTGTAGGTGTAGGTCTCCTTGACGCCGTTCTCGATGTCGATCTGGACGTTGCTGACGTCGGCACGAGACGAGCCGCCCAGCGAGAACACCGCCTCGGCGAACACGAATGGGACTTCGTTGGTGACGGTCACCGCCGTCGGAGTGGTCAGGATCGCCGCTGACTGGCCCATCACATCCGCGGTGATGTTGACGGGCTCGTTGCCGACCGGCGCCTTGATCGACATCTTGTTGACCCGGCAGCCCGCGACCTGGAGGCTCTGGTAGTTGCCGAGGTTCTTCTCGATCGTCAGCGACGCGAGGGTGTTGGCCTGGCTGATCGTGTGCGTGTACGGCGACGTCGTGCCGCTGACCACGTCGGTGCCGATGCTGGCCGCCAGCAGCTCCATCGCGTTCGAGGGGAACAAAGGGCCGCTGACCGACCCGGCGAGCTTCTGCTCGCCATACATGTTGAACACCTGCTTGTCGCGGGTGGCCATCATGACCGGCGGCGAGAACCAGCCCGGATCGACCTCCAGGGTGTTGTCGGTCATCGGCAGGAACGTGGTCGCGGTCACCGGCGTGCCGAAGGTCGTCTCCTTGGCGAGCCCGGTGGCGCTGAGCGACCCGTACCGCTCTGTGATCGTGGGGTAGGGCAGACAGTCTCCTTACTCGCCCTCAGGCGCGGTCTTGGGCGTGCGGGTACGGCGCGCCGGCGCGGACTCCTCGACGGCCTGGTCGGCATTGACGGTCTCAATGTCGGGGCGAGCAAGGAAGCGGGGCGCGAGGTCGTCGCGTACCTCGAACTCCTCACCAGGCTCGACGTGGCCGACGCGGTCCTCGATGAACACGATGGGGTGCGGCCCGGTGTAGCGGAGCCTGGTCACGATGCCTCCAACTGGGTGCGGAACGCGGCGGCGAAGCTCGACCGCAGCACGGGGACGAGCGGGGACACCGCCCGCTTCGGGAACGGGTTCGGCTTGGTGCCGGGATGGTTGACGCGACGCGCGAAATGGCTCTGGCCGCCCTTGTCGAACCAGTGCAGGGCTCGGCCGTGGGCGACGATCTCGTGCGGACGTGTGCCCTCGAGCACGTACCGGGCGTACGGGGCGTCTGAGTAGAACGTGATCGTCACGCCGCCGCTCGGCCGGGCTGACCTGTAGCGGATGCTGTCGCGCAGCTTGCCCGCAGTCGGGCCCTTGCCGACCGGCGCGTGCTTCTTCAGCTCCGCCTTCACCAGGCGCCCAGCCTCGCCGGTCCACCGGGAGGAGATTTCGGTCCAGGAGAACCGGCTGTAGGGCGCGTGGCCGGACCGGTCGATGGTGATGGTGAGCGTCACGCCTGCACCACCTCCAGGACGCTGATGGTCAGCTTGGCGGCGTAGAGGATCATGCCTTCGCCCTCATCAGTCAGCGCGACCGGCGCGTAGTCGAGCGCGAAATCCTCGGCGATCGCCTGGATCTGCGTCTCCCGGGTCGTCACCGGATCGGTGATCATCTTGGGCATGGTCGTGGTCCACAGCGCCCACAGGACCGCGTCGACCACCAGCGGAAACGGCTCACGCGCCAACGCGTCGTCAGGGGTGTCCATCCACCCCAGGGTGATATCCATCTCCCACGGCAACCGCTTGAAGGCGGGACCACGAGGGGCGGTCTGCCGGCCGCCCTGCATCCGCGCACCCCACACGTATGCCTTCGGACTGTCCAGGTCCTCCAGAACGGGCTCAGTGATCCATGCCTGGAGTGGCTGGTCGAAGGTGGGGACGACCAGGCCGTCGATGATGCCCTTGACGTAGCTCTGGACCGAGGAGAGCACGGATCACCTCACATGCGCCGCTGGAACGGCTCCAGCAGCCCCTCGTATGAGCTCTTCAGGTCGGTCATCTTGTTGCCGCTGCTGGTCTTCACACCCGGCAGGCTCTTAATCGTGACCGCGGTCTGACCGGCCTGGAGCACCTGCGCGGCACACGCCAGGATCGTCGCGTCCAGCACCGTCGCCGGGAGTGCCGACACCACCGTCC